CATATGCTACTAGAAAGTTATTTATAACTTCATCAAGTTTTACATAAGCATACGATCCCCAGTTTTCTTGGACAGCTGCTCCGTAAGCATCTCTGTTCCCATAATTTCCCCCTGCTTCTGTCTTAAGTTGTATAACTACACTAGTATTTAAAGCCACACTTGTGGTTATATTAATTGTATTGCCTGTTACAGTGTAAGCGCTTGTATACTCTGTATAGTTAACGTCTCCCGCTGCGGCTGTATATAATTTAAAGTTATTTAAAACATAGTCAGTTTCCTGTGGATTGTAACTCCCAAAAACTAAATTCGTATCAAATGTTGTTGTAAAAGTAGATACCCCACTCGAGTCCTGCAAAAAACTTTGAGAACCTGCGTAGTATTGTTGATTGTTTTCAGTTATTAATCCCATGTTTTATTAAGATTTTTCGTTATTTTCCTCTTGCTGAACTTGCTGAGAGGCTACTTGTATTATGGTTGGATCCTGTATAATCACACCTGAGTATAAAAGTATACCGGTTATCACGCTGACCTGTTCTGACACATGCAACTCAAAGTTAATTGAAGTTGCTGGGTTGTATATAAATTGACCCAGAGGTTGGACAACGGAATATCCCCATTGAACATCTACTGGTTTTTTTATATAAGAAACCTGTACTTTAGTAGTTATTGACTCTGGTTGTAAATGGATCTTGTTATCTTCGTATAAAAATACTGGTTGAGCTACAGTGGGAGCTATTAATGGTGATTTCTTTATCAAGTACCACTCATTTCTCTCGATCATCTGAGCTTCTATGTAATCGTTGTAAATAACACTTCCTAACCTGTAGAAATCAGGAAAAGGTACATTATCTACAGATGGAGGTACTGCTGCTGTTTCTAAAAGAAAATAAGGTGCAGCATAAGCCGCTGTCCCTATTCTTTTAAATATGTCTATTTTTTCTTGTATGTTTTTAACTCTGTTACCATATTCGCTATCGTTTTCTGGTATACGTAGTTGTTGGTTTAAGTCACTCATATACCTTTCAAAGATTCCTAATTGAACTTGAGTGCTTACTTTATTGAACTCATCAGGCGTTATGTAACCTCTCTGCTGCTGGTTAAGTATTAATAATACAGTTTTATAAACTAGATCTACATTTATTGCCATTTGTTTTCTTTTTAATTATAGCAGGGGACCACTAATAGAGTAATCCCGCTACTATAATAGTATTACATGTTATGAGAACTTTTTCTCAATTGATTTATATATTTCTAAACCTTCATCTGTCTTAAAAAAAGATGCCATTGCTGAATACGGATGTTCATCAAAAGGAACTGTCATAAGTTTCATTCCATTTGAAGCCCAGTTAAACGTTCTTTGGTCGTCAGCTAATTTTATGATTCCAGCTTCTGTAGCTTTGATAGCGAAATTCCTTAGAACAACGTTTTCATCGTTTGCTAGGTCTAAGAATAAAAGAGCATTTCTCTTAGCGAACAATAAAAGATCTCTCTTTATTTCCCTTGTGCTCATCTTAGATACTTCTGATCCGAGCTCTACTCTTAATATAGCTTCTGCTTGATCTACATCCATCTCTCTTGCTGCAATTAAAGCATCAATTTCTAAGTCTAAATGCTCTAATTCATTAGTAGCCTCTGCCACTTTGTTGAATTCATAATACTTAGAGTTTAGACTAGGATGGTAAATAGACAAAAGTTTTTGTAAGTTTTGTTGTTGTTTTGGTACTAATAACGTACCATTGTTGAATACGATATGACCTAATGTAGCTTCTCCTTTCTGTTCTCCAACAAAAGGGGAATTGTGATTAGTTGCATATCTTAATTCTTTTTGTGCACCTTCCGTCTCGTCGAACCACAATAAAGGGTATCTTTGAGAATGTCTAGAGGAAAGCGTATGTGTTAAAGGGGTATTAGCTCCTTTTAAAATATAAACCCGATCCTTGATTTCCCAGGATGGTTTAGTTTGTTTTGCAGGTTCTATATGTACTGCTTTTACTTGTTGAGGAGCAACCTCTACTTTCTTTGCTGCTGGTTTATTAGCCATAATATGATATAATTAAATAGTTTTTATAAGGGTAATAGTTACCCCCGACGTAAAGACGAGGGTAAAGATTACTTTAATACTTGTTACTAGTCTGTGAATAACACGAAGTTATTAGCAGCTTGAACACATAAACATCTTTCAGATAAGAAGTGAACTTCCATAGCATCTAAATCAGAAGTATAAGCACCGCCAACTGAACCAGTTAACCATGATTTCATTCTTCTATCATCCGATTGAGAAGCTCTATATCTTACGTGTAAGAAAGGTCTTCTAATATTAGTTCCTAAGTTCTGATCGTAAACAGTAGAAGTTCCAGCAGGAATTAATACCCCTTCAATACCAGCATCAGCAACCGCTCCACGAGTAGATGCATCATTTAAGTACTTCCAGTCAGTCTTGTAGAAATCGTAAGATCCACGTCTGAAACCAGAGAAACCTAAGTTCAACGCCATATCTTCAGAGTTATCAAATAAACCATATCCAACACCACCGTTTGGTCCAGAAGAAACGCCTCCTAACATGTTGTCAATTGTTAATGAAAGTCCTCTATTAACGAACATCATATTCTCTTCGATAGCTCCTTGAGTATCTAAATTCTTAAGGATAGCATCAAAGTCTGATAAATCTCCCGCAGCTGGTGCAAAAGCAGAGAAAGTATTACCTCTCGATTTTACCGCAGCGAATAAACCTTCAGTACCTTTGTAGTTCACGTCTCCCGCGATCCCAGCAACACCTGATCCTGTAGCTGCTTTAGTTCCTTCAACTACACTCATTTCTAAGTAGTCTTCAAAACGTAATCTTGTTTCAGATTCAGCCTTTAAGTACCATAAGAATCCACCTGTTCCGTCTTCAGTAGCAACCTCAACCCATCCGATCTGTGCAGCATCAGATCCAGAGATCGCATACTTAGATTTGATGATGATAGGAGAATTACTATATTGAGTGAAAGAAGGTGTGATAGACTTACGTCCAGCATCTCCAGTTCCTTTTTGGTATTCAGATCCATACACGAATATCTTAAGTGTTGGAATAACTCCTGCTCCAAAAGTAGTAGCTAATGTAGCTCCTGTATAAGTAGCAACAGTTAATGTAGCTAAAGTTCCAGCTCCGTTGTTAACGCTTCCTGTTACTAAAGCAGTTACCTCGTCTCCATTCGCAGGGTTTAAAACCACGATTGTATCATTTACAGATATTACATTCGCAACGAAAGTAGGGCCTGCTGTAGCTACTAAAGCAAAAGTTAAAGTTGTAGCAGTAGCATTACTTACCGCATCATATGCAATATGTAATCTGTTTTGTTCAGACCAAATTACTTGATCAGAAGTCATTGGCATTTCAGCTCCAACCATACGTAAGAATCCAGATAAAGTTCTGTTTCCATAACGCTCTACTTCTTGTTCGTAGATCTCAGGTAAATACTGTTGTGCGAAATCATTATCTCCGTCTGTAAAACTTAAGTAGTTATCAGATAGAGCTTGTTGTTTTTGACTCGGTTTGATTGAACCGAATGCTGGTGATAAAGCCATAATTGTTTTTTTGTTTTAGATTTTAATTTTCTTTATTTTCAATTTAGATGAATCATTCCCTGGCTGACCTAATACTTTTACTTTTATACCGTTAACAAAACCTTCTGTTTTAGCAGGTTGTCTTGTTTCTAGACTTGGGTTCTTGGATTTACTAATAATATCTTTAGTAGCATCTGATTTACCTTGTTCATAGAAATGGTTAATAATAGTATCAGCATTAGAAGCCATATACATAGCCTTGTGGTAACCTTTCGTATCTGTTACATTCCCTTTATCGTCTAAGAACTTCCCTACGATGTTGTTAATGTTTGATTGGCTTTCCGCGACTTTACCTGGATTCTGTATGCCATATCTAAACTTCTTACCACTAACCTCGAAATCAAAACCTTTGAAATCATTAGTGAAATAATCGTTTGTTTTAGACTTAAAATCTGAGTGCTGCGTCTGAGCTACTTCTTGGTCCTGATTATAACGGTTGAAAAATTCTGTTGCTTTCTGTTGCTCTTGAGTTACGCCTGGTCTCAACTTGATCTCATCGTAGTACTTACTCTTAGTCTGCTCTAGAAAACTCTTTGCATTTGCAACCTCTTCTTTAATTGCGAGTTTTTTAAACCTGATATCTCTATCGTCATCCATCTCTTCGTCAAAAGTAAATTTATCCTCCATTAGGAATTCAATTTCACTGTGGTCTAGATGTGGTTTAGTCTTTTTATAGTATTCCTTTAGTAACGTTGTGTCGTCTACGGTGGAATAATCCGCATTTAATCTTACATAGTCTTCAATATTCCCACCAGTTTCCTGCATGAATGAGACTAATTTTTCTATATTTTCTGGTAGATCAACATTTTTAGCGGCAACAGGTTCCATTTTAATAACCTCCTCAGGTTTGATGTTGTTAACTATAGTTGGTTCTTCCTCTTCAACAACCTCCTCTTCGATAACACCTTCGATAATCTCTTCAATGATTGGTGTATCTCCGATGATTTCCTCTCCTGTATTAGGAGCAGCTACTTCAATTGACTCTTCTTCTGTTTCAACTGGTTTAGATAAATCCACTTTAGTGATTTCAGCTTCTTTGTTGAGTTTCTTCATTTTAGGTTTAGACTTGATTTTAAAGTCCCCCTCTTGTTTTTGTCCTGGCATAATATGATATGATTAAATAATTAAAAAATTCTAACTTGGTGTGAACTGGTCTAGTCCAAATCCTCCTAACCCATCGTTTCCGCTAGATTCGAAGTTCTTAGGTAATAGATCGTTTTGCCTTTGATCTATTAATTCTGATTGTTGTGTTCCCTGTATCTTAACTCTCTTGTCTTTTCTATCCTCCATCTCCTGTTCCTTAGTGGTCTCTGCTTGAACTCTCATCTGGGCTAGTTGCATTTGATACCCAAATTCCGTAGCCATTAACTCTCTTTTAATCTGAGCTTCTGCCTGCATCCTTTGTATCTCAAATTGGGATTTAGATTGTTCTATACTTACTTTTTCCGCAGTAAGAGCTTGTTGTTTTTGAACCTCGTACATAGCTGCTTTCTCAGCAGACTCAGCGTTAGCTTGTGCTTGCATCTGTATATTAGCCTGCTGTTGTTCTTGTTCTCTCTTAATTTTTTGGGTTTGTCTTAGCTTTATAAATTGGTTAGCTAATTTTAAGTTTTTCATTTCTCGTACATCGATAGCATCAGAAAGTGCTATTGCTCCTGTTTGTAAAGCCATCTGTATGTTCTGCTCTAATATAGCCTTCTCTTCTTCCTCTGGTTCAAGCTGTATGAATATACCGAAGTCGTGCAGTTGCAAGCTCATCAATTCTTCCAATGTTTTAGTATTAAAAGTACTTATAGAGTTTTGCAAAGAGTTATATGTTAATGGGTTTTGTAGTACGTCTGAAACTTTCAAGCTTATATTTTCGCATATTCTTATCGTTATATATAGCAAAGACTCTAGTAGGTGTTTTGTTGCTGTGTTTGACGCATTCGCTGCTAGTTTTTGTAAACCGACTAGAGCGTCTTTATCTGGAGCACTTCCATCCCTAGCTTCATTTAACCCAGTTACATCGCGAATCATTTGTAGATAGTACTGATAAGTTCCAATAAGACTCTGTATTTTTGCTTGTCCTGAAGATGATGATAATTCTTGGATTGGTATTTTACCCGCATTCATTCCACCTTCTTGAGTTAATGATCTACCAACT